ACTAATTCTGTAAAGTTGACTGTTTCAGGTGTTACAAGTTCTGTTTTTTTCTTTTTAATTAAAATATTCATTCTAATAGTTTTATTATATTGTATATTTTTATTTTTAAATAGAATTTTGAACGCGATTTAAAATTAAATAATAATCCTGATCTTAAATTTGAAATTCTATTATCACTTGTAATTCTGTTAATATGGTCAATATATAATTCTCCATTAAATGCATAATCGGTAATTAATTGATGATGTAAATATGAATATTTTTTTTGTTATAATGCGATGCAAAGTCTAATTTATTTACTTAGAATCATTGTTGAACAAATTGACTCAGCTTGTTGTTTTATAACAACAATAATTTTATTTTTTGGAATGTCATGCTTTTTTCTTTTTGTAATTTTTTCTACGCATTTATCTATTTCAGGAATTACAATGTTATTTGTAAGATTATACTCTGATATTCTTTTACAAGTTTCAATAAATTCATCTTCTGTTAAACTTCCTTTCATATAATTACATTGACTACAGCAACTTACACAATTAGACATAATATAACCATTCTCGTTATCTTTTCTATCAACTCCATTTTTATGTATTTTTGAAGCACTTTTATCACAATAATAACATTTTTCAGTTGTAAACTTTGTAAATTGTTCTTTTGTTAATTCAAAATTCAAATCTTTTTTGATAGATCGTGATTCATACGCTGAATAACTGGAAGATTTTGTATCAGGCCATATATCTTTATTTAACATTCCATTACCACCAAAATGTTTTGAAATATGTTGACATCTTTTTATAAATGTTTCAGGGTCTAAACTACCTTTAATAAAATTACAAATTTTACAACAACTAACTGTATTTTTTTTTTCATAATTACCCAAACTGTCCATTCTATCTATTCCATTTAAACTTTTATCTGAAATGTAATCACAATAAAAACAATTAGATGTCATCATCTTATAGCACATTTCATCAGTTAAATCTTCTTTCCAAATAATACCTTTCTTTTGTGCTTGTCGTTTAATAGCTCCAAATCTCTGAACAAAATTTTGCGTTCTCCACGCTTTTAAATGCTCTTTATTATTTTCACACCATTTTCTCATGATTTCAGCATTATGTTTTAAATATTCTTCTTCGTTTTCTTCTCTTTTATTCTCACGATATTTTATATAATATTTTTTTTCTTTATTTCTTTTATTTGTTTTCTCAATCACATCTGGTCTTTTTTTTTGTTTAGCATCTTTTTCGCGACATTTTAAACATCTTTTAACTGGACCACCAGATTTTCCAATAAAATTTTTTAATTCTCTTGAAACTTTACAGTTTGTACACTGTTGTAATTGTATTTCTTCAATTTCCATTTTAATAATTTTTATTAAAATAGTTTATTTTTCAATTTTTATTAATAAATAATACAGTGAATGTATTTATTTAATTGGAGTCGTTTACACCCTACTTTTCAGTATATTTATCAGGATTTAACCTGGGGACTAGACTATATCTTAAGTTATCATTGAAGTTGATTAGACTTCTCAAACCCACTAGCATTTAGTCGTTGAACCTTCACCATAGTCTTATCATAGCGACTTTAGGTGCTTGGCTGCGGATTGTCCAATCCTAAACTTTATTACCATTGGGTACGGCTGTTAACCGTGGTCCTCTTAAATATTTCTATATAAGAGTGGTAGTTTAGGCTCTAAGGAGTTTCCCGTCATTTTGGAAGTGTCGCAAATTATTTGTATTTAATTCACTAGCAAATTCTTTTAAAAAGTTACTTTTAAGCTCTATAAATAGTAGTACTATTCTCAAAGCTAATCCACCCATCGTTAATACCCATCTTTTCAGATTGGGACTAGACTATATCTTAAGCTGTTAAGCCCATTACCATTTAGTCGTTGAACCTTTTCCTTTGTCGAGAGACAGTAAGGAACTTGGATGCGGATTGTCCAATCCTTCACATTATTACCATTGGGTACGGCTATTAACCGTGTTCCTCTTAAATGTTTCCAAATAAGAGTGGTAGTGAAGGCTCTGAGGAGTTTCCCGCAGTTTGATAATGTTGCAAAATATTCTTGACATAGTCAAAAACATTCTACTAGCATATTCGTTTTATGAATATACTTTTGCTGGCGTGAGGGTAGTTCACCAGCCATAATTCTAAGCACATTGTAGTTAACAGCGTATACACGGAGTTGACCAGCAGAGATACCAGAAACAAGGTTGATTTGTAGAGTAGCGTTATCAATACGCGACATATTGACAGATCCTGAAGGCTGGTGTTGTTCAGGGTTGAGTGCGAAAGAGTATACATAAATACCAGTTGCTGGGCATCTGGTGAAATGTTGATAAGGTTGACGTTTATACCCCACCTTTCGGTGTATTTTAAAGGGACTAGACTATATCTTAAGGAATTTCTTCCCCATTACCATTTAGTCGTTGGACGCTATTCATGATACACAGTATTTTAGAATTTCGCTGCGGATTGTCCATTGTAATATCTAATACATTTTTACTATATCCAAGTTCTATTCTTGGCCAGCAATTTATTTCTAAATTACCTTAGTAGTATTAGCTTTAGGAGGTTCCCGCAATTTGATAATGTCGCAAATATATTAATACGTGTTAGATAAAAACACGGCCGGTGTTTAACACGTATAATATATTCACTAGCAATGACATTTTATATAATCATTACTTTTAATCGCAAAATCTACGACGTTGAAGTAAGTTGCCTTACGGACAGAGAATCGATCTTGTCCATTGAGTTGAAGTTTAGCATCAACAACGGTGTCAACACCATCGTATAAGGCAGAACTTGAAGTAGTATAATCAGAATGTCTCTTTGCTGTAACATTAGAATCTATTTGGAAGACCCAAGCAAGGAACTTAACTGGGTGGTTAAGAGCGAGCTTTGATTTAATAGCAGTAGAACTGAATGATTCACCACCAGTGAATTGAAGTTGTTCAATCGTTAGTACCCCACCTTTCGGTGTATTTTAAAGGGACTAGACTATATCTTAAGGAATTTCTTCCCCACTAACATTTAGTCGTTGAACCTTCTCCATTATAATTTGATTTTATATAATCTATAGCTAGTTGTAATTTATCTTCATCACTTAATTTCATAGATACAAAAGATTTTTCTTTTTCATTAGGTATTCTAACAGCATACCCTGAATATCGTTCTTTTTGTATTCTATGTATATACATAGGTATATCACTATTTTTATCTTTTCTATGATTTTGAGACATTTGTTGTCTAACTTTAATACTACTTAATGATATTCTCATCTTATTCCTAGTTTCATTTGAAATTTCGATTGGATTTTTTATTCTAGATTCACTCATTTTTTTCTTTGTTTCATTTGAAACTGAATGACCTTTTAAACCATTTGAAATTTTTTGTTTCCAATCATCATGAACTATTCTATTTGAATGAGATATTTTCATTTTGTTTATTGTTTCTTCTGAATGTTTGAATCCAGATTTTAGTATTCTAAGTTTTTCTTTAGTCTCGTCACAATGTTTACCACCTTCACCTCCATAGGTGAGATTATAACCATTGGGTACAATTGTATCATATACTAATATAAATTTTTCTTCATAGTGATCTAACAACTCGTCATTGATTTCTATTAAAACTTCTGTTTCAAAATCAATATATTTATCAATAGCTTTTTTGAGAGCTGGGCATTTATTAGATGCTTGTTTATGTTCTCTAATTCTATCTTTTACATTACGAGTTGTTTTACCTATATATGCTTTTCCATTTGGAAAATTAAGTTTGTATATAAATCCCATTTAATAACTATATTTTATAATAAAATTCATTTTATTTTTAGGAGCTTGGCTGCGGATTGTCCAATCCTTTGCATTATTACCATTGGGTACGGCTATTAACCGTGGTCCTCTTAAATGTTTCCAAATAAGAGTGGTAGCAAAGGCTCTAAGGAGTTTCCCGCAATTTGAAAGTGTCGCAAATATTAAAGCAATAAAAACAACCGAATGTTTTTATTGCTTTAATATTCACTAGCAAATATTTTTGATATTTACTTTTTATCTCTAAGAGGCAAAGATATTCCGTTTATACCCCACCTTTCGGTGTATTTAAATAGGACTAGACTATATCTTAAGGAATTTCTTCCCCACTAACATTTAGTCGTTGAACCTTCTCCTTTCAATTAAGTTAAGGAGCTTGGCTGCGGATTGTCCAATCCTTCACATTATTACCATTGGGTACGGCTGTTAACCGTGGTCCTCTTAAATGTTTCCAAATAAGAGTGGTAGTGAAGGCTCTAAGGAGTTTCCCGCAGTTTGAAAGTGTCGCAAATATTAAAGCAATAAAAACAGGAGTGTGTTTTTATTGCTTTAATATTCACTAGCAAATATTTTTGATATTTACTTTTCAACACATGATTTTTATGTTGAACTTGAGCAAATTGACGACGTTCATCGGTATCAAGATAAATATAGTCAATGAAAAGTGAACAATAGCCGATAGCTGGAGTTCCTACAAGAGTTGGGGCAGTTCCACCTAAAACAATGTTAGATAGAGCAGTGGTGAAAGAGACATTGAATTTAACTTCGTGATATTGAAGGGCAATTAGCGGTAAAGCTAACCCTGGGTTTCTATTGCGTTAACACCCCACCTTTCGGTGTATTTAAATGAAACTATTGTTTCAAGGGACTAGACTATATCTTAAGCAAATTCAGTAAGAATTCACCCATTACCATGTAGTCGTTGGACCTTCTCCATGATTTAATAATAAATTTTAGGAGCTTGGATGCGGATCATCCATTTAATTTTACTTAATCCGTGAGATTATTACCATACCCAAGTTTAATCTTGGCCAGTATATATTTTCATATATACCTTGGTACTCATTAAATATAAGGATTTTTCATAATATTATATTCTAACCATATTTTATCAGATTTTTTAGAATTATCTGCTGCTGTTAATGGTTGGATATTTTTATAATTAAAACAAATTTTCTGATGTATTGGATTTGATAAATCAAACCAAGAACACGGAACTATATGATCTAATACAAAATTTCTTTTTTCAAAATTCATATCACCATAGAATTTTTTTTCAAGATATTGTTTAAATATTTCCATTGTACAACCTAAAAGAGTAAATGTGGTAAAATATTTAGAAGCATCTTGTGCTGTTAACATTTTATTTATTCTTGCTCTTAATCGGCCTTCAATTAAATAATTAATATCTTTTTTTCTTCTATTTCTTTGATATTCATTATATCTTTTTTTATATTCTGTATTTTCTCTTTTATATAGATTAATTCTATATTGTTCGCATTTTTTACAATCAGTTCTGTATTTTTGTGAATCATTTCTAAATTGATAATCATTCAATGATTTATCAATCAAACAAATTCTACAAGTTTGCATTTGTTATAATTTTTATGAAAATTAATTATTATTCAATTTTTTTTCGGCTTTAGGAAATTCCCGCAGTTTGATAATGTTGCAAATTAAAATTAATTAATTCACTAGCAATTATACTATTAATACTGATAAAAACTGGCCGGTTTATAGTAAGTATTAATAAAGGAGTATTTACTGTTTTGTAATCAAAATTATCCTTTTCATTTGATTCAGATTGCTTTTCAGGTCAAATTTTTAACCAGAATTGGAGTGGAATGTAAAGAGTAGTTGCTGGGGTAGTGTTATAAGTAGAGTTAATAACAGGGGAAGTTGGTGCAAGATCAACAGTGTTACCGACCATAATGTCATACCCATCTTGCTTTTCAGCAGTTTGAGTAAGTTCGTTCCAGATGTTTAACCAATCTCCGTAGTGACGATCAATTTCTTGTCCACCAATCTCGATATTGACATAATCAATAATAGAGTGACCTACATTACGGGTCCAGGCTACGTACATGGTAGCTGGAGTAGTAACAGTAAGTGCTGGTAGATCTAGTTGTAAATATGCACGATGAATTAAATCACCGTTTCTTGAGACAGTACAGCTGACTTTTCTTCCGAAATCGCGTTTATACCCCATCTTTCGATGTATTTAATTAGTATAGAGTTTACTATACAGAGGGACTAGACTATATCTTAAGCCTTCATAGAAGCGTGCTAAACTTCTCAGACCCACTAACATTTAGTCGTTGAACCTTCTTCATATCCTGCAATATGGACTTAGAAGCTAGGCTGCAGATTACCCAATCCCTGAGATTATTACCATACCCAAGTTTTATCTTGGCCAGTAATATATTTCTATATTACCTTGGTACTCAAGGGCTTTAGGGAGTTCCCGCATTTTGATAGTGTTGCAAAATAAAATATTATTTCACTAGTAGTTGTATATTAATCAATGGATAAAAACAGGTGGTGGATGTTTCATTGACTAATAAGGAATACTAACAGTTTTTCTATAACATATCCTTTTAGTTATAGCTGACTACTTTTATCGGCAGTTAATTTACCGTTCCGTTGAATGTTTGTTCTATCGATTCTACTCGCCAAAACACGTATTTTACACAGTATTTTAGCAGAGGACTATATCTTAAGGAATTTCTTCCCCATCACCGTTTAGTCTCTGAGCCTTCTCCATTTAAATAATTTTTAGCTAATTGTAATTTTTCATCCATTGTTAAACTCATCCTTGTCCATTTTTTATTTACAAGACTTGGATGATATTTAACTTCAAATCCTTCAAACTTTTCTGATAAAACTTGCCTAATATATCTGGGCAAATCATCGTGTTTTACAATTTCTTTTAATACTTTTTTGTTAGTTGCATTATTAATATCTTCTAAATACTTTTCTGCTCTATCCAAATTTTCATCTAAAGTAATCGTTTTTGAAGTAAATTGTTTTTGTTTTAATGTTGGATGATTTCTTATTTCATATCCTTCTTTATTTTTACTTATCACGTGATAAATATATTTTGGTAATTCGTGTTTTCTTCTAGGTGGTAATTTCCCATTCTTCATATTATCAGAATGAGTTTTAGACATATTTTCTTTTTGACTTTGGGGTAATATTTTACCCAACTGAGTCTCTCGAATTTTTTGTCTTGTCTCTTCTGAATGAACACGTCCGAACATTGGATTTCCTATCCCAGAATGAACACCACCACCTTTAACCATATTTAAACCATTTGGCATTAATGTATTATATTGTCTTATATATTTGATTTCATAATAATTCAATTGATTTAAATTACATATTAAGATAGTTCTAATTTTAAAATTATGAGCACCATATTTTCGCAAACTTCTTGCTAATAGTGTATTATTGTCTGTTTTAGAATTTCTTATATGGTCATTAAATCTCTTTTCACTACATGCTTTACTATATTTACGATCTTTTGTTTTATAATAACAAACGACTTGTCCAATATATTCTTTACCATTTGGTGCAGTTAATTTATAGATTTCACCTTTACCATAAAGCTTTGACATTTATATTTTTACAATTGCTTTTTAAATTCATTTTATTTTAGGAGCTTGGTTGCGGATTGTCCAATCCTTCACATTTTTACCATTGGGTACGGTTATTAACCGTGGTCCTTTTAAATGTTTCCAAATAAAAGTGGTAGTGAAGGCTCTAAGGAGTTTCCCGCAGTTTGATGATGTTGCAAATAATATATCAAATAGATAAAAACTGACCGGTTTATTTTATTTGATTATTATTTACTAGCAAATATTTTTATTATTTACTTTAATGCGCTAGCTATTAACGCAAAGTTAGTGTGACGTCTGTATACGACTTTAAAGAATGTTATCTGAGGATTACCTGTAAGGTAAATATCTTGCTTTTGGTATTTACATACCATTAGCCCTAATATCTCTATTAGGAATAGAGTACACCTTAAGAATTTAATATTAAATCCCAACTTCCGTCTACTCGTTGAACTTTCATCTTATCTTATTAAGATGCTTAGCTGCGGATTATCTAATCTTTAACGTTTTTACTATGCCTCAGGTCATTACCCTTTGGTATTAATAATGTCACCATTATTAAGTAGTAGTTAAAGTTCTAAAGAAGTTCCCGCAATTTGAAAGTTTCGCAAAAATTAAATTAATAATTTTCACTAGCAAGTTAAATAATAAGAAATTAATCTTATTCATATATTTATACTGTTTATCTACTATGGTATATATATGAACCATGCAGCAGCTTACTATTTGAGCCCAAAATATTTAAGCTCCATACGCTCGGTTTATCCCATTTTTTTCAAAATGGGCCGGACTATACCTTAAGAAAAGCAATTGCTTTCCCCATTTCCGTCTAGTCTCTGGGCCTTCTTCCTTCTTAAAAGTTAGGAAGCTTGGTTGCGGATTGCCCAATCCTTTACATTTTTACCATTGGGTTCGGTTATTAACCGAGTTCCTTTTAAATGTTTCTAAATAAAAGTGGTAGTAAAGGCTCTAAGGGTGTTCCCGCAGTTTGAAAATGTCGCAAATTTAAAAAAATTCACTAGCGTAGCCTTTTTATGAAAACACTATTACTCGCTACGTATTGAAACGAGTTGCATTCCTTGCTACCCCACTTTTCAGTGTATTTATCAGGATTTAACCTGGGGAGTAGACTATATCTTAAGTTATCATTAGAGTTGATTAAACTCTTCAAACCCACCAGCGTTTAGTCGTTGAACCTTCACCATAGTCTATCAAAACGACTTTAGGTGCTTGGCTGCGGATTGTCCAATCCTAAACTTTATTACCATTGGGTACGGCTATTAACCGTGGTCCTTTATAATATTTCTAAAATAAAGTGGTAGTTTAGGCTCTAAGGAGTTCCCCGTCAATTTGGAAGTGTCGCAAGTATAAATACTCACTAGTAATTTGTTTTAAAAATTACTTTTTAGATCTAAGCAATTAAATCCACCGGCCATTTTGTTTTTATACATTATAAAAAGAAAATAAAAAAACTGTAATTCCGCATTTAATTCAAAATTAAATGTTTTTTAATAAAAATTCAAACGCATCAAGAAATTATATGACAAATTCTTTTTTATAATTTGCCATTTAATTCAAAATTAAATGTTTTTAAATAAAAATAATTTGCCATTTAATTCAAAATTAATAAAATAAATATTCTGGTTCAATATCTTCTAATGATAAATGATAAAATGATTTTATCATTAAGCATTGAAGCAATAAATTATTTTTAATCCTGCGTAGGATGTTTTTGTTTTTGTTTTTGTTTTTGTTTTTCTTGATTTATTCTGTCAGCTTCTTTTAAAGTTAACAATTTAGTCATATTAATTCTACCTTTATTTGGTTCATTTAATCTAATTTCATTCAAAATTAAATCTTCTTTATTTTCCAATGTTTCAATATGTTTTCTACATTGTCTAATATTTGTAAAAATACCTAAAATATTAGAATATTCAGTTTGGCTGAGGATATAACATCTTTGACCCATGTTTTATTTTATTATAAATAAAATAAAATTTCATTTTAAACTCAATTGATATTTAGTACCAGAGCTAATATGCAATTTTTCCATATCTTCAACTATTTCACTTACAATAATACCATTTTCATTTGAATAATAAACTTTATATATACCGACTTTTATGAGTTTATCTATACAATGATTACATGGTCTTGAATTTTTCAATCTGTTATTTTTTATCGAGTCCTTTAAGGCATTTTTTAGATAGATTAGTAAAAGCACTTATTTCAGCGTGTATAGTTCTTTTATGTTTACATGGTGAATTTACATATTTATTTATACCATAATTTATGATTTTTTTATTTTGAAGAATACCAGCAGCATGCTGATTATATATAGTACTATCTCCAGCTTTTTTTATCAAATAATCAAGATCAAATTTACTGTCCAACATTAAAATTATTAAAACGATGGATTTTTCATTTTTTTTAACTCGTCTATTATAAGCTGTTTCAATAAGAATTTTATAATAAATTTGTTTCCACAATTTTTGTATTTTTGTCGCCATAATATCATAAGTTTTTTTTGTTGGTACTATACTCATATTATATGTAAATAATAAATTTATTTTTAAATAAAATTGAAATAATTTTAATAAATTTAAAAATAAATGGATATTCCTGTAATTAAAGAATTTAGATATCAATATAACTTTCTTAGTAATTTTCAAGAGACCCCAGTTATTTATAAAGATATATTATTTAAAACATCAGAACATGCATATCAATGGGAAAAATGTGAAACGGATGAAGATCGATTAAAAATTTTATCATGTAATACACCAACTGGTGCAAAAAGACTGGGTCGGCGTATTAAATACGATATTAAAAAATGGGATTTAAATAAAATAAATGTTATGAAAGAAATATTAAAATGTAAATTTTCAAATGAACATCTTAAAAATAAATTATTAGCTACAGGTAATTCAGAATTAATAGAAGGAAATTATTGGCACGATTTAACATGGGGACAGTGCTTTTGTCCAAAATGTAAAAACAAAGTTGGTAAAAATTATTTAGGAAAAGTATTAATGGAAATCCGAGATGAACTACGTATCTAAATTGCAGTATTAGTTTCTTTTAATTCAATATTATATCCAGCTCTATTATCACTTTCCCAAATATTTCTAAATTCTATTATTATAGAATTATAAACGCAATCTTTTCGAGGAATATTAAATGGTTCTTGAATATCATTAAATATTGATTTAATACCAAAATGACCTTTAACACTTGGTAAATAAGTTCTTATATAAAATCTATCATCTTTTTCAAAAAAAAACGGAGCTAAAGTTTTTGCACCATTATATGCATTATTATTATAAATAGTTGTTAATGTATCATGTATAAAATTTAATAATTTTAAAAGACTTGCATTTTCCCATTTATTAAAACTAAATGACAAGTTTTTTTTTAACGGATCAACCCATGATACTTGTGGATTATATAATTTTAAGCCTATGGTTGGACAAAAGAAATAATTAATACCATCTGTTTTTTTTTGATGCTTTGTTGAAAGAATTAACGAATTAGTATTATAAAGTTTATTTAAAGTTTCCCCATTTAATAAAATTCTATTATAATCCATTTTATAATATTATAAACATAAATAAAAATCAAAAATAACCCGGTCAAATTAACACCACAAAAAAAAAAAGTGAATTTTAAATGAAAACATGGAAAATACAAATGAATCAAGTTAAAAACCAAACCCAATCCCAAAATCACCAATTAAAAAGAAAACATGATATATCTTTTGAAAAAATTATAGATGACGCGTGGACCCAGTTTGAATACAACAAATCAATCGAATCTATTGAGAATAATATGAACTCTATTACTATCAGTATTAGAAAACCTGATATTAATAATCTTATGAAAAAAATGAAATTAACCAATTAAAATTGTGAAAGAAGTTAGTGTAAATAGGGCCTTTGGGTCCATGTATATATTCCCAAGTCGAACAAGCTAGGAACACAACAACAAGCTGTGAAGCATTGTTTATGGGCTTCACCAGTATTTAGTTTACATGATAAACATGGTGGTTTCATGCTGCTAATGTTACAGTAAGTATTCTTAAAAATTCAGGATTAGATTTTTATGTAGATTCTCTTCCCCGTTTTAAAGATTTAAATTATCAAACATCTTATCAATGTCATCAATGTTTTCATCATTATTATTATTATTATTTTTATTTTTAGGAGAACTTTTTTCAGATGTCATTTCTGTATCAGGTTCAGTTAAAGCTATATTTGAAAGTAAATCAGAAATGTCATAGAGTTCTTCACTATAATCTTTAATGTATTTAGCAGCAATTATTTTAATATCATCAAAACTCATTTTAATTTTATAAACTTTATCTTCTTCATCTAATTTGTTATTTTCGTTTATTTTTTCAATAAATGTATTAGAGTATTCTAAAGAGATATCTTTATTATTAAAATTTTCATAAACATATTGGTTTATATATCTGTTTAAATTTTCACCTTGAATTTCAAAGTTGTCTGTGTCGTCAGTGTCATATGCGTCATCCGTGTCATCTGTATCTAACATTTTTTTAATCTTATTAATATATTTTTCATTAGCATTAGTATCTTTAATTTTTAATTTTCTTATGCTATTTCTTTCTATTACATCATCTTCATGTTCATGTCTATTTCTTTTTAAACTTGATGTTGTAGTGATATCATAACTATACTTTTTAACATATTCTATTAAATTTTTAAATCTTTGTTTATCTTTTGAATTTTTATGAAACCTAGAATGTAAATCTTTATTGATTTTATCATATATTTTATGTAAATCGTTAATTAAATATCTAGGTGATGCTACAGGAATAAACCCGTCTGTTGTTATAGTTGGAAGTGTGTCACTATGAACCAAAACAACATCTAATAATGCGAATTCTTCATTAACAATAATACTATTATTATTTATGTTTATTTTTAATCTATATCTATAATCGATAGATAACAATGTAAAATTTTCACTTTCAACATATCTTAGTCTAAATTGACCACCTGGATATTTAGGTATAAATTCTACACTAATATAATCATTAATTGTATAAGTTTGTATATGGTTAATAGGTTTATGTGAATATAAAACATAGATTAAGTTAGACATACTCTTAATAACAGTGTTTAATACTCTTGTATGATCTTCTTTATTAGTATAAATCAATTTTAAATCTATATCATTTGTTTGTGTAATAATTTCTGGTATATATCTTCTATACGCATCACCTCCAGTAACAAAAAACTTGTACTGTGAATATATTTCTTTTGATAAATCTGTGTTTGTAGTTAAAATAAAAGAATTAATATATATTCTAAAATGTTCAGTTAAATATGAACTATAATCATCAATTACATGTTTATCAGATAAAAATACAAAATTTTTAGTTAAAATGATTCTCATAAGATTAAAATTAGTTCTATCACGAAACATGTATGAATATATCTGAATGATTTTGTAATACATACCAAATTTATTAAAATTAGGGTCTATTTCAATCAATTTATTTAATAAATTTTTTCTATAAGTATCAACATCAAAATCTTTATCTTTACGTCTAGAAATAATTAATTCAGAGAATAAATATAAGCCTTTTAAATTCAAGTAATTTAAAGTATTATTAGGATTATTATCAACTATATTATCTCGAACGTAATGTACTATATTAGGATTTTTAATCAATAGTAATTCAAAATAAATTATTACTTTTTCATTGAATTTACCACCAGATATTTCTAAATGCATAGCTTTACAAGGTGCGAACACACAACCTGCTTCAGAATAATAATCATTTGATAAACATTTTATATTACCTTTATTTTTACCAGATGTTATAAATAAATTAGCGGGATCATCAACTTTTTGATAATTTCTTATAAATGTTATTTCTTCATTTTCTTCTTGACAAATAGTTATAATATCATCAAAAACTTTACACATTTTATTAATTATAGTATTTACTTTATCTGATTTATTTGCTATACAAAAAACATCATAATTACCTGGTATAATAGATGTTTTTTCTAAATTACTTAAATCAAGTTTGTTTTTAAGAGAAGCATAATAATTATTTATTAAATTATCCCAAGATCTAGAACCACCTATTACATAAATAGCATTATTGGTGTCTTTTAAATTGTCAACTAATACTCTATTAATTTTTTTGTTTAAATGTTTATTAAAAAAATTAGAAAAGTCTGTTCTTTTATTTATAGGATCTTTAAAAATAAGATCTTCACTAGCATGTAATAATTTAGGATATTCTGTATTTAATAAAGATTGTTTTAACTCTTCTGTTTCCATTATTATTACATTAGAAAATAAAAAAATAGATAAAAAATAGATAAATAAAAGATAATTTGTTTACACCCTTGAAGATTTAAAACGCCGGTTTTAAAAACGAACATTTTATTTCAACAAAGTTTAGTTATGTAATCTTGAATTTCACAAGGTCTTTACTTTCACGCTTTAATTAATTAAGCTGGGTAAAGATTTATTTGTTCGCTTAAACGCCTCTGGTTTATCCATTTGATTTAATGATACCATTAGCATTTTTAAGATATTCTTACAACCATTTATGTCTCTATCAATAATCATTCTACACTCGTTGTTACAGCAACGGAGAACACTATTGACTTTGACACCATTATAAGATACCTTTTCTGTTTCATTATGACATTTACAACATAATTTACTTGTTCTAAATTCATTTACATCTATCACTTTACACCATTTACGTAAATGTTTTTTAAGTTTTAGTACTGGTCCACGTTTATGACCTCGTATAATTGAATCGTGTGGATTGCTCCAATCACCAAACCCAACAACTCATGTATATATTCCCAAGTCGAGCAATTTCACATTATATATTGTGAACATTTTATATCGAGACGCCACAAAAAAAAAAAGTGAGTTTTATTTGAAACTGGTGAAAATTACCAATCTTATCAATCATGTCTTCTTGCAATATCTGTACTGAAAAATTTAACAAAACCGCTCGCGCTTGTGTAAAATGTATTTGTGATTTTGAATCATGTCGAACTTGTATTAAAACTTATCTTTTGGATAAATCAGAAGATCCTCACTGCATGTCATGCAAAATTTCTTGGGATCGCAAATTCATGTGTGATAATTTTGAAAAAAATTTCATATCAAAAACTTATAAGAATCATCGCGAAAATGTTTTAATGGAACGTGAAATGGGAATGCTTCAAGCAACTCAAGTTTATGTCGAGAGAGAAATCAAAATGGAAAAATTACAAGTTGCTATGATACAGCTTCGTAATCGATTTCATGAAGAAATGAACGCTTTACAAAATGCATTAAATGAACATTTAAACTGTATAACAGTCGAAAAGAAAAAATTTGTTCGTAAATGTCCAAATGGTGATTGTCATGGTTTTTTGAGTAGTTCTTTAAAGTGTGAAATTTGTGATTGTTGGGCGTGTGGAGATTGTCATGAAATAAAAGGTTATACACCTGAAGAAAAAGAACAACATACTTGTAATCCAGAAATTGTTGAATCTGTAAAATTTTTAGCAAAAGATAGTAAACCATGTCCTAAATGTGCAAGTTTAACATTTAAAATAATAGGTTGTTTTGCAAAAGATACACCTATAATAATGTGGGATCAAACAATAAAAATGTCACAAGATATTAAGATTGGGGATATTTTGATTGGTGATGATGGTGAACAAAGAACAGTTTTGACTACTTGTTCAGGCGAAGATGAAATGTATGAAATCACCCAAACAAAAGGTGAAAATTATATTGTAAATAGTAAACATACTTTGGTTTTGAAATTTACTACTGATAAAAGTATTGTATGGTGTGAAAGTATTAATAGGTGGAAGGTATCTTGGTTTTGTAGAGAAACATTAAAAATGAAAACAAAAGATTTTATAGTTAAAAATGATATTACTAAAGAAATGGCTAAACAGGAAGCAGATAATTTTAAAAATACATTAAATTTTTCTAAAGAAATTGAAATGAGAGTTGATCAATTTATAAAATTAACAACAAGTGCAAAAAAACAACTACTTGGTTTTAAGTCATCAAAAAGTATAAATTACAATGAAAAAGAAGTTACTTTGGATCCCTATATGTTAGGATTATGGTTAGGAGATGGTACGCATACAGAACCAGTTATAGCTTCTGGAGATATTGAAATACAAAATTATATTTTAAATTGGTGCGAAAATAATGATGCTGAATTAGTTCACGAAGAAGGTGTTAAATTCAGAATTAGAAGACGTGGATTAAGTAATTACAAAGGAAATAATAGATTAGCTATATCAAAAGGAGCTACGTCAGATTCATGCAAGGGATGTATAACAGGAATAGAAGATATAGTACGAAAATTTGACATTTGTGATACTCCGTACATTGAAAATAATTCAGAATTTACAAAAATGAAAACCAATCCTTTTACTGATCAAATAAGAAAATATAATTTGTTTAGAAATAAACATATACCTAAAGAATATATGATAAATAATCGTGATACTCGTTTAAAAGTATTAGCTGGATTGATAGATTCAGATGGATGTGCCCCAAAAGATCAAAATGGAAAGAGAATTGTTATCCCTTTAAAACACAAAAGATTATTTGATGATATGGTTTTATTATCTCGATCATTAGGATTTGTTGTAAATGTAAATAAAGTCGAACATAAAAATGAAACATGTATGGGATATGGACCTAAAGATTATCCTGATTCGTATATCTTAAATCTTTCAGGTGAATTTTTACATGAAATTCCAACTATTTTACCAAGAAAAAAATGTGTAGGTACATTATCTAATAAAGATTATTTTAGAACAAGTATTGAAGTCAAACCTATTGGCAAGGGTAAATATTTTGGATGGCAAGTTGATAATAATCATCGTTTTGTTGGAAGTGATTTTACAGTTTTAAGAAATTGTAACCAAATGTGGTGTGTTGAATGTAATACTCCATGGGATTGGAAAACTGGTAGAATTGAAACAGGTACTATTCATAACCCGGAATATTTTGATTGGCTTAAAAAACAAAATGGATCTGTTCCAAGAAATCCATTAGATATAATTTGTGGACGTGAAATTGATAGTAATTTTATTCAACATTTACATCAAATTTTCCCAAGAACTATGGCTAAAAATTGGCAACAATCAACTCGAGGGGACTATTTTCATAACAAAACACATGAAAGATCAAGTGCATATCCATTCAAGGAAGGAACTAAATCAGATGATAACTTTGTTGAGATAGCTCGAAATATAATTCATATTAGACACGTTGAAGTACCAAGATTTCAAGAACCCGTTCGTTTACAAGACAATCTTCAAATGCGTATTGATTTTATGCGTAACAAGATTGAAAAAGAAGACTATAAGAGAAAAATTCAAAAAAAAGAAAAAGAAAATGAAAAAAAACGCGAGATAAATAATGTACTTGGTATGTATACGAATTGTATGACAGATATATTTTATCGTTTAGTTGATAAACCTTCACAAAAAAATATTATTAAAAATGAAATGGAAGAGCTTAGAAAATATAGTAATGAATCATTAACACGAATTGGAACTACATTCAATTGTAAAAAATATGAAATCAACAAAGACTTTGTATTTTGTTAAAAAAACTTAAAAACTAAAAAAAGATGTAAATAGGTCCTTCGGGACCATGTATTTATTCTTGTAGAAATCCAAGGTCGCGAATATGATTAATTTCACATCTAAATAGACTACAAATTAAATTTTTTGGCATACCTGTAAAACTATTTTTTACATTGCGACGAGCTAATTCTGTTTTAATTTCTTCTATTTGTTCTCGAGAAAAATTCCATTTTGAACATGCTTCCACTAAATCTTTATAATTAAAATCGTTTGGAAAAAATACGATATATATAGTTTTACAGATAAAGATAAAAGATATTTAAAAAAACTTTTAGAACAAAAATATTTTATATAATATTAACTTTATATTTACAGCCATTTTTATTAAGTTCAATTACAGTTTTATTATATGCTTGGCATGCTTCTAATTCTGTATTAAATGTTCCAATCTGTGTTTTTTTTCTGTTTAATGTATAACTACTGGTCCATTTTTTTGCTACAGTTAAAGACACACCTGTATATTTACTTGTTTTTTTCTTTTTATTTTCAAATAATTCTGTACGAATATCTTTTGGTACAGTTACAAAATTTTCTATATCATTTAATTTATATGTTGTGTTTATTTCATTGTTAAAAAATAACGCTTGTTGATTATACAGTTTTGCACAATCAAGTTCATTTTCACTTGATCCTAAATTATATGTTTTACCTGTACATTTTATACCAGTCACATAATATTTTCGTTTATTATCATAACTTACACCAATATACTTTGAGCTTTTTTTATTTTGAATATCTATAGCATTCTCTTCTGGTACATTTCTTGCAACTGTTTTGTATCCTGGTATATCATTTAGTGCAAAATTTGTTTTTTCAGTTTGATTTAGATATAATGCATAATCATTATATGCTTTAGCTCCATCAATTTCATCTGTGAAATTCCCAAGAAAATGATTTTTATTATCGTTTTGAATTTGTGCACACCATAGTTGTTTTTCTGTAACAAAACATACACCCTTAAAAGTTCCAGTTTGAGCACCACTTTGTTGAACACCATTTATAACATTTTTTTTCATTTGTTCAATATGCTGTTTTGTTTTAATAGCTTCTTTTTTTTGTAATTCTTTGATAATTTTTGGTTTAATTAATTCTGAATTTACATCTAAATTTTCAGTTAATTCTTTAAATTGGTTATAATTTTTAATATCAAATTGTTTAATATGTTCTAATGAAATCTTAATTGTATTTATAGCATATGCTAATTCCTTGTCATTTCTAAAGTAAAACCATTCTTTTCTATTTTTGACTCTGAATGGATGTAAAGAATGATGAATTAATTTTTCTGCTAAATCTCTATCAAATGTTTCAAATTTAGTATACAATTCTAATGAATGATTACTACTTCCAACATTCAATTGATCAACTCTTGTAATAGATTTGTTTGCAATTCCTAATTTCACATGACCAGGTTTACTTTTATCTTTAATCGCATACAATTCTCCTGCTATTCTACTATTAAATCCTTCTGTTTCTGGTTTAAGTTCTAACTCGTTAAATAATTTATTCTGTTCTATTAATTGTTCTTTTTGTTCTATTAATAATTGGTCTTTTTGCTCTAATAAATTTTTTGTATTTTCTATTTCTTTCTTTATTATTTTATTATTTATATTCTCCAATTTTACATAATACTTTCTAATTTCTTTTCCTTGTGGTGTTTTCACTATCATACACAAATTCTTAAATGTATCTACATTTAGCATAACTTCATCACTACCAGAACCACCCCAACTTGATTTTTCCTTAGGGATAAGTGAAATTTTATAGTCTTCATCCTTAGTAAAATTACTCTTTATTGTTTTCATCGCATTTCCTTTATTTGCAAAGCCAATCATTTTAAAAACGTGATCCAAGTTAATAGGAAAATCTGTTGTTGGATCGAAATTTATATACATATACAAGTTAGCAATGTACCATTGGCTTTGTTCTTCTGTAAATTCTTCATTAAGTAAATCAATCATATCAGATTGACAGTTTAAACTGAGTGTAGTTTTACTGTTCTTTACAAGGTCTTTGAAATTAACGGCTTTAGGTTGAATAAGTTGATTCATCTTCAATATTTTTATAATATACTTAATATTTTTATTTTTAAATAGAATTTTGAACGCGATTAAATGTAATTAAATGTAATTAAATGCAAATTAAATACAATTAAATGTAAATTAAATACAAAATAAATTAAAATCTTGATTAATATTCTTCAACACCTTTAATATCACCTGTTGTTCTTGATACGATAATTTTAAGTTTATTTGTTTTATTGAATTTCTTTTTAAGTTTATCAATATTTTCTTGTTCTTCATTTTTGTCAGTTTCATATGTCTTATTGTAGTGAGTATCGTGGTATTTCCAAATGCTCGGATGACCAGCGTGGAATGGTTCCACCATACTTGCCTTGTACCAAAATACTTGATCCTGCAAATTATTACTTTTTCCAGAAAGTTTGATCACTAGACACTCATTATCCTGTGTACAACTGTCAAGTATGTTACAAAAGTGGTCAAAGCTGGGAATCATTCCTGCGTAGTCATCGTATATTTTTTTACGATTTTTGATACTTGGTTCATTAAAAATAAAAATATAATCAATATTACTACGCATAGCTGGGGGAATACCTAAAACATATTGCATAGTAAGAATAAAAAAAATATTAAAATGCCTTCCATTAAAAAATAATTCTTTAATAGTTTGTTCTTTTTTCCAAGAATCAGCATCAGCTAACATATCATCTAAAATTAAAAAAGATCTGTTTTTATCATTTTTACCATTTGTATCAGCGTACCCATTTTTACGAGCGGTTTTAACTTTTTTAGATTGCGATGTTATTAACGTTTTAACCAACTGTGGATCATATTTAGAATATATAAAAGAATCTGGTATAAATTCCCCAAAAAATGGATTTGCATCTTCTGTTCCAGAAAACACTAAACCACACGGTATAGTACTATGGTTATACATTATGTCTTTTACCAGTATACTTTTACCCGACTTTCGCTTACCAATCAATAGTACAGAAGAGTCTGGTGCCATTGATTTAATTTTAAATTTCCTCAAATCAACTCTATCATAATCTTTATCCCCCATATTATATTATAATAACATTATAAAAAAAATTTTATTAACCGCGTTTAAAGCCAGATAAAAAAATGATTGTTCCTGAGTGGACTTGTTCCAAAATGGAATTAAATCCTTGTCTATTCCAATTGAGTCCACTTCCAATGTCTTTAATGATTTTAGCATTTGGGTATTTTGATTTAAGGACAATGATTTGTCTT